AGCTCCTCCACTACCAACTGTTACAGTAATTGACGAACCAGGAGTAACGCTATATCCAGTTGCCGTTCTAAATCCACCAGCACCGCCACCACCGCAATATTGACCACCACCACCGCCACCAGCAACGACTAAATATTCCACATTAGGAGTTACATATGCTTTGCCATAAAAATTAGTAGGCATTATTAATGCAGTTCCAGCAGAAGTTCCTGTCAATGTTCTTACATTTGAATCATTAAAAGAAATTTGAGCAGTAGCCGATTGACCTAGTTCTAGGTTTACAGATTGCCCTGTGGTAGAGCCACCTAAACTAATAGGGCCTGATGAATTTAAAGTCAATTAAGCACCTTTTAAAGTGTTAATTTCAGCTTTTAATTCGGCAATCGCAGCAAAAGCCAAAGATACTAATTTTTGATAATCTACGGCTAAAGTGCCATCTTCTCTAGTTCTAACGGCTTCAGGAAGAACCGCTTGAACATCTTGTGCAATTACTCCAATATCATTTTTACGAATAAAGTAGCCATCTGCACCACCTTTGCTTGCAATAAATTCATCAGTCCAATCAAAGTATTTGCCACCAATAGAAATGGCTTTTTCTATTGCATTGTCAATTTGACGAACATTTTCTTTGAATTTAATATCAGAAGAATAGTAACCAGTAATATTGTTTGTGGCACGAATTTCACCAGCAGTTCCTGATCCAGCAGTTCCAACCCCCAAACTATTCATTTGAAAATTATTTGCAGTATTGGTTGCATTTGCAGTTGTAGCAGTTGTAGCTGTTCCACCAATAGATAAGCTAGAAGCAGTTCCTGTTAGTCCTGTTCCAGCACCAGTAAAACTAGTTGATGTTAAAACACCAGTTGAAGGGTTGTATTGGAGTTTGGTAGAGCTTACATTCTGACCAGTAATAGAACCGCTTGTAGCGCTTGTAAACGCTAAATAACGAGCTGCATTAGTAGTTGTATCGTCTGTAATTGTGATGCCAGTAGCAGGAAGGGCTTGCCATGTAGGAGCAGAAGCTCCGTTAGAAGTAACTACATAACCGCTAGTTCCTGTAGATCCAGCTAAAGATAAAGTGCTATTTACTCTTAATGTAGTAAATGTTCCAGCTAAAGGAGTTGTTCCACCAATAACCATGTTATTCATTACACCAGCAGCAGTAGGGTTCATTTCAATAGAACCGCTACCAGTTGGATTTATATGAACATGACCAGTTCCAGTAGGGCTAATGTCAATTTGTGCATTAGAGCCATTTAAATTAGTAGAAACATTGATTGAAACATTATCGCCACCACCACCACCCATGCTAATTTGGGTTGTTCCTGCTGAATTTTTGAGCGATAAACCACCTGAATTAGTAGCTTGAACAGCAGGAGTTGTAAGACTTGTAGAAGCAGTAACAGTAGTAAATGCTCCTGAATTTGGAGTAGTTCCACCAATAGCAGGAGGAGCTGATAAATCTAAAGTGCCGCCTAATGTAAGGCTTCCACTAGATGTTACAGTTCCTGACAGACTTATTCCTGATACTGTTCCAGTTCCTCCAACTGAGGTTACTGTTCCAACAGTATTGTTAATCCAAGAAGGCAATCCTGAAGCTAAAGCAAGGATTTGACCATCTGTGCCTTTAGCAAGCAAAGAAGTAGCGCCTGATCCTGTTTGATAAGGAATTGATCCTGAAGCTCCACCAGCAATATTTGTTGCTGTAGTAGCTGTTGTAGCTGATCCTGCTGTAGTAGCAGTAGCAGCATTTCCTGTAATAGAGCCAACAATAGCGTTAGTTACAGTTAAATCTGTAAGAGTTCCTAAACCAGTAATTCCAGTATAAGAACCAGTTAAATAGCTCGATCCAATAGTTCCGCTAGTAATTTGATTGCCATTAATAGCAATAGAAGTATTAGTAACGCTAGTTGCTTGACCTTGAGCGTTCATTGCAATTACAGGAACACTAGATGCTGATCCATAAGTTGCAGCACTTACTCCAGTATTGGTAATGCTAAATTGAGTTCCTGTAAGCGTTAAACCAGTTCCTGCTGTATAGCTTGAAGCAACGCTAAAGTTGCTCCATGTCATTGCTGTTGTGCCTAATGTTCCACCAGGCTGCGCTGTGCAATACCAAGCTGTTCCAGCCAAACTTCCATTAGTAATAAAGATAATTGCGCCAACATATTCTGACCAAGTATCACCACCTGGTGAATAAGTCCAAGCTCCAGCAGAAGCTATGTAAATACCATTTTGAGATGATGTTGTTTGATTTTTAACTAATACAACATCGCCAGCAACAAGAGTTACACCATTAATGGTTTGTAGTCCTGAAAGGGTAATATTTGCGCTTGTTCCAGTTAGAGCTGGTTGCTTCCAACTTAATCCAGCAGCGTAAAAATCAACATATTGCTTATTGGCTATATCTGTAGCGCCTGAAGGAGCTGTAGTAATAGTTCCAGTAGTTGTTGCAATGCTTGTAAAAACACCACTAGAAGGAGTTGTAGCGCCAATAGTAGTGCTATTAATGGTGCTACTGGTTATGTTTAAACCTGATTGAGAAGGATTTGCCGTTGCATAGAACGGCTGACCTTGACCAATAAAAGTATTAAACGACCCATCAGCATTGAAATAAGCCTGAACAGGCAATAAATTTTGAACAGATGAATCTGCTGGATTAGTCATAAATCATCCTTCTAGAACAGTTTTTAAGACTGATCGCTAACTGGTGTAATGTAAACAAGTGCAGGGCCTGCTGCTGATCCAATAGCTGATACTTGGAAATCATTAGCTGGAACGGCTAAAACAATAGGTCTAGTCATTAATGGAGGCAAAATATATGAGCCAACTGTTCCATCAACAGGCAAAGTAGCTGTAACAGCCGTAATCCCTGTTGGAGAAATTTCAATAGCTACAGAGTTTGCACCAACATTTAAAAATGAAGCATAGTTGCTAAGAACATTACCGCCTACAGCAGAAACAGTAACGGCTGCATGAGCTGATGCTGTAACTGATAGGGCAGTAGTTCTTCCTACTAGACGGATTACAGTTGTTAATGACATGATTAATCCTTAATTAGACTGCTGTTGCAGGCAATGGGCCTTCAAAGCGAATTACATCAAGAATGTAATAGCCAGCAGCAGGAGTTAATGCGCCTGCTGTGCAATTACCAAATTGAATGCTTAATGTATTGGCTGCTGAAACACGAGCATCAGCAATAAAAATACCAGCAGTTTGTCCAGCAACGCTAGAAACAAATACATGATCGGTTGTCAATAAGCCAGGAACAGTAAATGTTTGGGCAGCAGTAATATTGGCTGCAACTTCGGCTGGAGTAATGGAAGGGGAAACATAAAAAGTTTGCAGAGCGTTTCCTCTGGCAAGAGTGGTTGATGGCATAATTTTTCCTTTATATAGGGGTTTGAGGCTACCTAAGTTTAATCGTATATTATCGGTTTCGCAAATAGTTTCCGAAATGACCAACAAATGTTTTATTTCCTGTATGACCCATTTTAATTTCAGGATCGCACCATACTTTACCGCCTATTTTGCTCCATCTAAAACAAAATGAATAATCTTCACCATACTTTTTATCTCCTTCAGCAATATGAGCAAAAAAGTCGTAAAACAGATTATCTTTAGCTCCATCATGGAAATATTGATCAGGATATGCTTCTTTTAATTTTTCTAAGCAATTACGACTAATTTTCATAAATCCTGTGGCAATCGCAGCAACTTCTAAAAGTCCTGTTTCAGGATCTGCCCAAAGCTCCTCTTTTTCAAGATATTTGATGGGAAATCCTAGTTCATCAACTCTATAAGGGTAAACACCACCTACTAGATCAACAGGATGATCTACAAGCCTTAAAAGAGCGCCTTTTTCCCAAGCTACATCAGAATCCACAAAAACAAGACAATCAGATTCTGTCTTTAAGAAATTAGAGGCTATAGCGCCTCTACAATCGGCTATATAAGCGCTTCCTATGTCATCAATGAGGGTAAATGTATCCCCCCTAGAAACAAGCATTACAAGATCATTTACAAGCGATCTCATAGTTGCCATATAAACTGAGCCTGTATAGGCTGGTATCGCTATTGTGATATGCACTTTTCTTCCCTTCACAAAGAAAAAAGCCCACCCCTTTTGAGGATGGGCTTAGTTTTACAACATAAATTAGGCTGTTACACCAATGTTCTGCAATGCAGTAATAATGCTATTAACTGCTGTAGAAATTGCTGTGCCTGTTGCGTTGGTTGCAATAGTGGTAATTGCAGCAGCTTTCACTACTGGAGTTACACCATAGAAACCAATTTTGCCAGTTGAAATACCAAGGGAAACACCATCTGCTGCGTTGCCGTTGAATAAATAAACTGTTGATACTGTTGATGCTGGGCCTGGATTTGCCATGATTTAGTTCCTTTCTAATCCAAAAATTAAGATGCAATACGGCAAGCCAACTCAGGATAGAGTGGGGCCCAACCATATAGAACATCTAAACGAGTAGGAATAGAGTCATTGTTAATAGTGTATTGACGAACTACACGCATTGACAGACCGATTTCCTTGTCGGAAGCACGACCAGCGAAATGAACACCTTCAGGCAGCTCAAGATCGGCTACTGCGAGAGTAAACGCATTTTTGTGCATGAGGATGTTTTGTGGGCTTGTTGTGCCAGTTGAGTTGAAGAACGCAACAGCTTGAGCGCCACTAGAAGTTACGCTGATGTTTTGGAACTGACCAGCAGAAATAGGAGCAGGGCTTACATTGACTGTAATAGTGCCACCTGAACCGCTAACGGCTGTATTCACAACAAAGTTACGCAACTTACCATAAGACTGACGATTTTGTGGGTTTACTGCAAATACACCAGCGATGGTGAATGTATCGCCTTGATTCAAGCTAACAGCGTTAGTCAAAGTCAAAGTGATGTTTGCATTAGAAGCCCAACCGCTTGTCAAGAAGCCAGTAGCTGTAGTCACATTGACTGTAGCTGTTCCAGCAAATGAGCCGTAAGTTTGGTTCACAATGTTCTGATCCATCTTCCAGTTCATACCAGCAGAGTCACGACCCATCAGACCTTTACGATACTGAGTAGAAATCGCTTCTTGTGGCACAAATAGACCCTTCAAGCTATCAACGATAGTTGCGCTTGAGAATGGATCAATAATGACTGATCTACGACCATCACGAGGAGCGCCTTCAGAATCAAGGTAAGCACCAGCGTTTAGGAAGGTAATCAAGCCA